GGAAGGCGTTGTTATTGTCGTTTACCAAAACGTAAGCAACTCTGGCGAATTATATGAGCCAACTTTGCCACATGAATTGATTGACTTATCGGATTTTTACATTCCTGCGGTTGCGCAAACTGCTCAATGGAATGAAACCATGAAGAGAAATATAGGTTTGCAACTTGCAAAGAGCGTTGGTTGCACCCATTTTATTCAAATGGATTGCGATGAGATGTATTTTAGTGAGGATTTTGCCTTAGCAAAGGAGCAAGTCTATATTGCGGAACTGGATGCAAGTTATTGCAGGCTAAAAACTTATTATAAATATCCAACTAAACAACTATCGCCAGACGAAGACTATTTCGTTCCCTTTATTCATAAGATTTACCCAGAAACAATCATGTGTTTCGATAAAAAATATCCTGCATTTGCAGACCCAACAAGGCGGACAAATACTTACGCCAAACATAAGCAAATTGAATGGCTTAGAATGCACCACTATTCGTTTGTCCGCAATAATATAGAACGCAAGTTGAGAAATTCGTCATCGTCAAGCGCATTCGATGGGCAATACGACATCTGGAACCGATTTGATGACACTGGCCAAATGATACATTTCAAAGATTTTAAGACAATTGACGTTGCTAATCACTTTGATTTGTAAATATATTGCAAATAGTTATTTAAAATAAAAAGTAAATTTGTAAAAATGGAACTAACTCAAATTTCGGACAATTATTTCATGTTTTCGGCCAAAGCGCCTGCGGATTTATCTGTTTTTAATCAAACCGATGACACTGCAAACAAAATTGTTCGCTATGGCAAAGACAATAACTTTCCGCAGGAACTAATCAAAGCCGTCCAATCGTCTCCAATCGCAAACGCTTGCGTTGAAACACACGCAAAATTTTTGTATGGGGATGGATTATATTTTGAAACTCCCACTGGAGAGGAAACCGATTTTTCTAAAAGATTAAGCGAGATTTTTAACGAGTCATCTTATCAAAGAATATGCTACGACATGGCTTATTTTGAAAGTTTAGGATTGATTATGAAATGGGATTTAAACGGCTTTTTAAAAAGTGTTAAGTCACAGGATTTTTCGACCATTCGTTTAGGTATTCCAAATAAAGATTTTGAAATAACATTTGCAAAGTTGTCAAGTAACTGGCAACAAGAAACAAAAGACAGAAGATACAAAGCCGTTCCGATTGATTTATATAATGACATTGAAACAAAGGCTAAAATTTCAAATTTTGTTGAGCAATCTTTATTTGAAGATTTTAGCAAATGGAATGGAACGCTTAAATATATTCGCAGATACAAGCCAGGCCAAGTGTATTATTCGCAGCCAAAATATGCGTCTGCATTGAAATGGATTTATGCGGATGGACAGATTCAAAATTTCCACGCTAACAACGTGGACAATTCGTTTGCGCCTGCATTCATTGTTTATGTGCCATACAAATTGACTGGCGTGGATGAGAATGGTAAAGATATGAAAGACTCATTGAGGGATTATATTTCTGACAGATTAACTGGCGCAGACAATGGCGGCAAATTTGCAATTTTAGATGGCTCATCAAAAGAGGGGTCAATTCAAATCATTCCATTTAGCCAGAGCACATCACATGAAATGTACATCACACTTTCTAATTTAATCAGAGACCACATTGCAACTGCATTTCAAGTTCCATCAATATTGGCAGGGATTCAAGTCTCTGGTAAGTTAGGAACGGCAAAAGAAATTGCAGACTCATCAATTTATTACCAAAATGCAGTCATCAAACACGACCAAAATTTGTTAATGTACGAAATGAACGCATTGGCTACATTAATGGATGGCTATGACGGCACAATTATAAAAGTAAGCAACTCAATTCCATTGGCTTTTGTTGCTGAGTCATTTGCAGGGGCATTTACAGAAGAGGAAATCAGAGACGCATTTGGTTACGGCGCTAAAGAAGTCAAACTGAATACTGCGGCAAACAATATCATTGATAATATTAACGCATTGTCGCCATTGGTTGCCAATAAGGTATTGGAGTCAATGTCTGAGGCAGAGATAAGAAGTTTAGCGGGATTGATTGGAGCAAAACCAACGTCTGCGCCAGTTGTTACACCTATTAATCCAGTAAAATAATGGCTTGTTGCAGTTGTCAATTTATAACACAAACAGATTTTTATGGCATCGTCCCACTTTCAAGAAACATTGAGAGCGAAGACATTGAAATTGCTATTAAGAACACACAAATAACATACATTAATCAATTGCTTTGTCAAGACTTATTTGATGAGTTATGCCAACAAATAACAGACGAAGACATTAGCATTGCAAATGAGGAATTATTGTGCTATTTAAGAAAAGTACACGTGTGCTATGCGTTTGGAGACTTTTTGTTTTTCCATCCAGTGCAAGTTACAAAGGAAAGCGTTGTCAGAAAAGTAACTGACGAAAGCGAATTTGTGGACTTTGACACCAACGAAAAGCAAGCAAGTTACTGGAGACAGATTGCTAAAAATTATGCAAGGGAAATGTTCGAATGGCTAAAGCTAAACGAAAATTTGAATCCATTATACGACCAAGCATCGTGCAATAACTGCGATAATACTAAAAACTTAGAAAACTGGAGCATATCATAATGTTAACAATCTATCAAAATACAACGAGCGAAATAAGTATATCATTGCCAAGCGTACATGATTACTATTTATTCGTGTTTATTAAAGATGGTATAATTGAAAAAAGCATATACGAAACAATCCCATGCGATGACTTTTGTTTTGTTTTAATTGAAGACATTGAGTTGGGTATTTGGGATGTTAATATTTTTGGACAAGCAAGCCCAACTAATTTAGACCCGAGTTTAGCAACGTTCCTTTATGACAATGACGTTGAAGTTAAGGTCAATTATAGTGATTATATAGTAACTCAGAAATGCGATTTTATCGTAACTGAGGACAATGATTTTTTAATGACAGAGTGGTAGTTATTGACGCAAATATCGACACAAAAGTAACTCTATTTTTAGAGGAATCATTTAGCTTTTATTTATTCCAATTTACAAGGAATAATGGATGCGATGAGTTTATTGATGTATTTACTGCGGTCGAATGCGATTTTTATTCATTCATTGTGAATGTGGATTTACCAACTGGGTTTTGGAGTTTGAAAGTTTATGGACAAAGCGATTATTCGAACTTAAATCCCGCAAATGCAACTTTAGTATTTGAGGACATGGCCAGAATAATTAATGCAGCAGATGAGTGTTTATTATGAGAAATTGGATTGTTAAAAGTTTAGATGTTATTATTATTTATTTAGTTACCTATTTCTCTCCGACATTCTCGGTTTTGATGGGAATCAGCTTTCTGGTGCTAATTGATTTTATCACTGGTATGGTTGCCGCTCATAAAAGAGGCGAAGCGATTACAAGTCGTAAAATGAGGCCAACCATTACCAAAGGAATGGGCTACATGTTAGCAATCTTAGCAGGACATATTTTCCAAAGACATTTTTTGCCAACTATTGAGGTCATGAAGATTGTTTCTGGCTTAATTGCGTTTATCGAGTTAAAGTCTTTGGACGAAAACCTAAAGGACATGACTGGCAAAAGCCTATTCAAGCAATTTTTTAAAGAGGGCAAATAATGAATTTAGCAAAACTGAAAGGGCATGTGCCAGATTCGGTTATTGCTCAAATTCCATTTATCGTAAGTAATTACAAAGTAAATACATTGCTAAGGCTTTCGCATTTTTTGGCTCAGTGTGGACATGAATCGGCCAATTTTAGAGCATTCAAAGAAAATCTAAACTATTCCGCTGAGGGATTAAACAAAACATTCAAAAAATACTTTCCGACTTTAGACTCTGCCAAAGATTATGCAAGGCAACCAGAGAGAATTGCGTCAAAGGTTTACGCCAATAGGATGGGCAATGGAAATGAAGCGTCCAAAGATGGGTTTAAATATTTAGGCAGAGGATTTATTCAGCTAACTGGCAAGGCTAATTATATTGAATTTGATAAAAGCGTTTCCGAAGATATATTGACCAATCCAGAATTGGTCGCAACCAAATATCCATTGGCATCGGCCGCATGGTTCTGGAATAAAAATGGATTGAATGAAATTGCAGACAAAGGCGCAACAGATGCGGTTGTAAAATCAATCACTAAGCGTGTTAATGGCGGGACAATTGGTCTCGAAGATAGGATTCAGCATTTCAATGAGTTCTATTCGTTACTTGGCTAATTTGTTGTTGTTAAAATAATTGCTAATTTGCACAAAATTAGAACCTAAAGACATGAAATACGAAAAATTTATTGTTGCTAACCTCGATTCATTCGAGAAACTTGGCCGAAATCAAACACATTTTGCTCAACTATTAAAGGAAAGTTATCCAAAAGAACTTGGGACAACTGGATTGGAGGGAATCAGAGCAGGCATAAAAGCATTTTTTAGAGATAATCCATTGCCAAAGATTGAGCAACCAATTGAAAAAGCAAAAGACATTGGCGTTGTCATTCAAGAAGACCGCAAAAACAAAGCATTGGCGGCTCAACTAAATGACGTTAAAAAGAAAAACGAATATTTGCTGAGTAAATTAGAAGCGACCGAGCAGGCCTATGACGATTTATTAGCTATTAAAGAAAAGAGCGACACTCTGGAAATCAAATTTGAAAAGTCAAGCGGTCAAAAAAACATGGGAACGCCAATCATTTCTTTGTCTGACTGGCATATAGAAGAGAACGTGAGACGTGGGCAAGTCAATGGATTTAACGAATACAATTTGAAGATTGCAGAAAAGCGCTCGATAGCTATATTCCAGAACATTGTCAAGTTAATTGACAAAGAAAGCAAAGACGTTCACATTAAAGACGTTGTGGTTTGGTTGGGTGGCGATTTTATATCTGGTTACATTCATGACGAGTTGGTTGAGTCAAATAACCTATCGCCATTGCAAGCAATACGAATGGCAAAGCAATTAATTATGAATGGCTTTGAGTTTTTATTAAAAAACACAAAAGTCAACTTAATCATTCCATGTTCGGTTGGTAATCATGGCAGGAATACAAAGAAGATGCACATTTCAACGAGTTCGGCAACCAATTATGAATTTATGATGTATTCGGATTTAAAAGATTTATTCAGAAACGAAAAGCGAATGACATTTCACATGCCAGAGTCGGACGATTGTTATGTCAAAGTTCTGGGCAAAACGATTAGGTTTTTTCATGGCGAGGCGGTCAAATATGGGGGCGGCATTGGCGGGTTGACAATTCCTTTGATTAAATATTTGTTAAGAAAAGATGAGCAAAGAAAAGCCGATTTCACTTGTTTAGGCCATTTCCATCAATTATTTTATCCGACAACAAGCTGCTGCGTCAATGGGTCATTAATTGGCTTGTCTCCTTATGGACACAAGGCGGGATTTAAACCAGAAAAGCCTGCGCAAGCGTTTACATTGTTAGACGAAAAAAGAGGAATTTCAGTTAAAATTCCGATATTTGCAGAATGAGCAAGAAACCAGAGAAACCAGAGAATCCGATTGACGAGGAAGTCGAAGACATGGCAGATGAGGACATCTATAAGGAATTATATTTCTTAAAAGAGTTTCTTTGGGAAGTTGAAGAGAACACATTGCTATATTTTCCAAACAAAAAAGTTGAATGGCAAACCGAGTTAATAAAGTTAATCGACCAAAGATTAAAATGGTTAAACTTTGAAGATGAGGATTGTTAAAAATAAAAAAAATGAGAATAACAATAATATTTTTAGCAATAATTTTAGCAAGTTGCGGAGTCAAGAAACAATCGACAAGCGTTGAGACCGAGACAAAGAGCGAAGTTAAGATTGAGACAAAGAGCGAGGTCACAGAGGTTGTCAACGATTCGTCTGTTGTTGTTATATTGGAGACTATTGACTATGAAGTTCACATCGATACGATGGGGCAAATTCAGTCTGCGCCAAAGAAGTTAACCAGACAAATAATTCACAAGCGCAAATTAGCCGTTGTGAGACACGAAGAGGTTAAGACGAAACAAGTAGTGGTTGAGCAAAAGAAAGTCGAGCAGAAATCAAAGCAAGTGGTTAAGGAGAGCGGGACATGGTCTCTCTGGTTATTCGGTTTAATTATATTAGTGGCCATTGTGTTATATATAATGTCTAAAATTCGGGTTTTTTAGTTTAGGTTCATAGTTTGGAAAGGCCACGCAGAAATGTGTGGCTTTTTTTTTGCTTTAAAAAGTGGCTTTAAATAGTTAAAATCGCAGATTATGAAAAAAAGATTAAAAAAAAATAAAAAAAGTTTTGTTTTTTAAATAGTTAAAACGATATTTGAATATCGAATCAAACGAAAACCTTTAAAAACTAAAAATTATGAACATTCAAAACGCATCAATCGGGTTAGAAGTAGTGAGAGCCAAAGGCGATTACGTTGTTGGTAGAGTTGGTATTATTGAAGAGATTGACACAGAAAAAAACAGAGTTAAAGTAAGTTGGGGAACTTGGGTATCAATTTCTGTTGTAGAGCCTACATCAATACCTTATGAAATTATAGATGGATATATGCAAAAAAATTTAACTTGGATAAATCCAAAATATAAAACATTATAAAAACAAAAAGGGGCGCAGCATCCATCACTGCATAAAATTTAAAAACAAAAATCATGAACAAGCTAAAAACAAAAAACACAAATTTATCGATTGAGGAAATTGACGAGGCCTTGTTGGGTTTCGCAGTTTTGATTCTTTTATTCGGGTCATTTCTTGGCCTTTTATTTTATTTCTTATCGTAATGGGCGCAACTAAACAAACGAAGACACTGGCGAGTTTGCCAGTGAATTCAGAATGCGAAATATGTGACATCACTATTGACGGCTCAACTTACATTGTTACTGGTTATTATACCACAGACGAAAATGAATTTGAAAGCGATTTGATAATCACAGAAAATGAGTTGGATAAATATTTGGCAGAATTTTATAGCATTGAAGAGGTTAACACCAACACAAAAAATGGCAAATATTTAGTCATGACAGATGGCGAGGGCGAGAATGCGACATTCATTCCATTCAACCAATTCATTGAGGAGAATAAATATGATTTGTTTTACAATTTAATTAAAGAAAAAAGTGGTAAACTTTAAATTAAAAGGAAAAATCGAAGCCAAAGAAAATGGAGTCGATTACATGATTAAGCAATTCGGAAACGAAGTTTTGGTTTACGCCTTTGACGGCAAAGAACATGCAGTCGAATGCAATTTTATTGAACTCAGAGAGGCCATGAAATATGTCAGAGAGCATGCCAGAAAAAAAGCGGGCGACATTTCACGAACTTACAACCAGACAATCATTGGCAAAATGAAACTTGGCGAAAATTATTCGGTAAGTGAAACAGAAATCAAAAACCAACGCTCTCTGGTATCTTATTACAGAAAAACAAGAAACAGAGACTTTGAATTTGAGGTTTATTACGATAATGGCAAACACTTTAAAATCACACGCATAAAATGATAGCAATTAACATCGAAACATTTTCGAAAGTATTAACGAAACAAGGTTTTGTTTTAATACAAACAATTGAAGAGCCATTCATGGCGCATTACATCAAAGACGAGTTTGAAATTAAATTGAACTGGGAGACATTTACAATGCCAAATTGTTATGCTCCGCTTTATTACCCAGACTCGGCCGACCAATTTATGACGTTGCTTGCATGTCATGGCATAATCAAATTACCCAGAGACTACAAAAGCGATGCGGACAAATTGCATCTAATTGAAAAATGTGGCTCATTAGTTAATCAATCTTTAATCAATCAAATAATCAAATCATGAAGTTAATCCACACCTATCCACACAGACAAGAAGAGGACGGATGTCCAAAGACAGAAGTTGTTTTTGTTCAATCCACAATTGGCACAAAGCCAGAGGATGCAAATATCAGTTTAGAACGTTGGGCGAAACACATTCGAGCGCAACTGGGAATGACAGAGAAAAAAGTCATCAAATTAGAACTGCGAGACCATTACGAATTGTTTAAAAATATTCGCTAAAAAATTTGATTAAATACTTTAAATGTTTAAATTTACAAATCACTAAAAAACCTAAAAAAATGCCAGAACTAATTAATCAAATCACAAACAATGAAGTGTCTCACAACGATTCACAAATTGAAGAGTTTAGAATTAAAATGCAAAATTTTACTAAGCTATTAAATTCAAATCCAAAGCCAGAGCAAGTTCAAAAACATCAAGGCTATGAATATTTGCCAATTTCACACATTGAAAAGGAATTGGATAAGATTTATTTTGGATTGGTGCAATATGAAGTTATTTCGTATGAGCAAATTTTCAATGAAATTTCTTGTCATGCCAGAATTAAGGTATTCCATCCAGTTATTAACCAATGGATTCAATACGATGGATTGGGTTCGTCTGTTATTCAACAAGACAAAGACACCAAAGTTTCGGAATTTCATTTATATAAAAAAGCAAATTCATTGCAATTATCATTGCCAAAAGCATATGCCGAAGCGATTAAAAATGCAGCTAAAAAAATTGGCAAAAAATTTGGGTCTGACTTAAATAGAAAATTTGAGGATGTTTACGAGCCAATGATTAAAACAGAGTCTAAAAAGAAAAAAATTGCATTAGTTCAAGGCTCTGTTGGATGGATTCAAATAGTTGAAAAATTAGCTAATAGTGAAATCACAATTGCAGACGTTGAAGCTAAATGCGACATCACAGAAGAGCAAAGAATTATGTTAATGGATGAGGCTATATGAGACCATTCAAAATAAGATGCTCACAGATTTCCAAAATCATGGGCAAAGCAAAAAAAGAGGGCGAGTTGTCTGCGACATGTAAAACATATTTGCACGAATGGTATGCGGATGACCATGAGGAAATTCACTCTAAGTACACTGAAAAGGGCAAGGCCGTTGAGGCCGAAGCCATTCAGTTTATGGCTGAGCAACTTGGCTTTCCTTTTGCTGAAAAGAACATCGATATATTTTCAAACGAATATATTATCGGAGAGCCAGACGTTTTGCCGACAGAAGACATTTGCGTGGACATTAAATGTCCATTTAACCGCAAAACATTTTTGGACAATGTATCTGGAATCAATGAAGACTATGTTTGGCAGGGTCGAGGCTATTTACAAATTACTGGGCGCAAGCAATTTATTCTATTCTATGCGCTTATGAACACGCCAGAGGATGTTAACTATGGCAAGGCCGTAAGTTATGACCATTTACCTGCAAACCAACGTTGGCTCGCCTATACAATAGAACACTCAGACGAAATCATTGAGCAGATTTATGCTAAAGTCATCCAGTGCAGAGAATATCTGTCTAATTATCACGAACAAGTAACTAAAACAATTGGTAAAATAAACTAAAAACTATGAGCATAGAAATTAAAATCACAAACAGAAAAGATGTCGCATTTCCTATTTTTATTAACGATACTAAAGGAAATAGAATTTATTGCCAAAGCACTTTAAATGGTTTTACATGGGAAATAACTATGGATAAAAATGGCAATCGAAAAACCTATAAAGATTCTGCGGGTGCTTATGAAATAAAAGGCAAAAAGGTTACAAAAGACGAATACGAATTTTTTTTTAATAAAGGATTAATTACAAAATCTAAAGAGGTTGACAATAAAGACAAGTTAATTGAAATCCAAAAAGAAACCATTGAAGATTATAGAAGACTGGTTGTAAAGTATAAAGAGTCTGAGGCTTTAAGGGATAGATTAATTGAGAATCAAAAAAAGCAAATAGCTAATCAATTAGAAATGATTAATTTATTAGCGGATGGACTTAAATAAAATTAATATCAAAATTCGAAACAGACGAATTGAACTTGGCTATAATTCAGCCGAGCAATTCGCTTTCGAGAACAAATTAAATCGCAGCACTTACCAGAGAGTTGAGCAAGGTAAAAACATGACTATCGGCACACTGGTTAAAATTGCGGAGGCTTTAAAAATAGATTTAAAAGAATTGTTATGAAAAAATCAATAGAATTTTTTGCCGAATTATTGTGGTTTATTTCGGTTTTAGCATTTGTGTTTATTATTTTACCAATGATTGCAGGCATTTTACTTTCTTTATTTATATGAAAGCTAAATACATTGGTAAAATTGAAGACGGCCGTCTGAGGATTTTAAACAAAAGCATGTTTGACGCTCACATTGAATCGTTAAACGGCAAAGAGGTTTCGATTATCTTAGACAAAAACACCAAAAAGCGTTCAAACAACCAAAATGCTTATTATCATGGCGTTGTTTTGCCTATTGTTAAAGCGGGATTGATTGACGCAGGCTTTGAAAACTATCGAAACAATGAGCAAGTTCACGACTTATTGAAGTTTAGATTCCTAAAGACAAACGAATCAAACACAGATGGCGAGTTTATCGAGCGAATCAAAAGCACCAGTGAACTTTCAACAAGTCAATTCATGGATTTCATTGCAGAGGTGCAGCAGTGGGCAACTGAATTTTTAAACGTTTACATCCCAGAACCAAACGAAAACTTAGAACTAAATTTATGATAGCATTATTTGAGGAGTTAACCTATCAAATCACAGACAATGAGAAGCGATGCGCTAAATTCATTGAGGCAGTGTTAAGAAAAACAAATAAATTTTACACTAACAAGCAATTGAGGAAATTAATCTTTGAGCGCTCTGGTAATGACACTGAGTTTGATTTGGCCGACTCCAGAATTCGAGTGATAATGAACTATTTGAGACGCACAACCGCTCCAAACATTATTGCATCGTCTAACGGCTACAAAATAACCGAAGACATTGACGAACTCAATAAGTATTTGGAGTCATTATATGACCGCATTGACGCAATTAAAGTAATAGCAGACCAAACGTCTTTTTATGTTAAACAATTTGGAACGCAACGCTAAAATAATTGAGTCTTTGATAGCTGAGAATAATAGCGTCAAAATAACTGCGGCTAAATTTAATGTACAGAGGTCTTTTGTTATTCGTTTGGCTGCATACTATTATGGCATGGGCAACAAGGCACTTGTCTCGGTTAAATACGATGACGTTGACCAGTCAGTTTATTTAAAAAAATATGAGGCCAGAAACCTTGTTATTTGTAATTTGTAAAATTTATAATATATTTGAGCATGAAAATAGACATTTCCAAATTGATTAGCTTTAGCGAGTATGCTAAAAAGAATAGCAAAACAACCCAGTGGACATATCACATGGCTAAGACTGGCAAAATAAAAGTTTTAAAAATATCTGGCATTAATTTCGTTTTATTGGATTAATTACCGATATTTGAATTCAATATAATTTCATTTGAAGTCGAGAACAAGTGAAATTATTTAAAGGTTAATCACTACTAACCTTAGCCCAACAATCTCGACTTGTTGGGCTTTATTTTTTTACATCCATGAAATATTTTTTACACGATTCAAACTCCTTTAATGACGAAAAGGTAACAGAACTATTCATGGCTTATGGCTATGAGGGTCTCGGCTTGTTTTATACTGCCTTAGAAAAGTTTGCCCAACAAGAAAAGCCAATCAAAACTGCGGTGCTAAAAAAGCAACTTAATATTGGAAAAAAGTTGGACAAATGTTGGTCGTTTATGGAAAGTATTGGACTAATATCGTCAAACAATGGCGAAAGTTTCAACAAACAATTGCTAAAGTTTAGTGAAAACTATAAGATAAAAAAAGAAAAAAGCGCAGAACGTCTGAAACAATGGCGTGAAAATCAGAATGTTGCAGAAAATGTAACACATTCCGAACATGTACGAAACGCATCTAAAGTAAAGATAAGTAAAGTAAATAGAAGTAAAGTAAAAGTAAATACCAATTCTGTTGAATTGGCTCTCACTAAAAAACATTCATTTGAAAACTCTATTTATTTTGAAAAAAAAATATTTAAAGAGGCGTTCCCAGATTGGGAACGAGAAAAACTTGCTAAGTATTATGAAAGCGCTTTGCTATATTCGCAGTCCAAAGGAGTTAAATATCTAAACTGGGCGGCTGCCATCAAAAATTGGGAAAAAAGGGACAATCAAACTATAAAAAATGGAAAATCAGAATTTGAAAAGAACAGAAATGCAGTCGAGCAACGCATTAGACAAGCCGACCAGTACATTGCCGAAGTTGTATTCGGGAACGATAAAAGAATTAATAACGAGCAGTCCGACTCCATTGGCATCGATTAGAAAAGAGCAGGGCGATGGCTTTGTCTCAAAGGTAATTGAACGCACAATCGATGGCTTAATCGTTTCTTTGAATGTTTCTAAGAACATGAGCGAAAGCCAGATTGCTGAAGCTGCGCAAATGGTTTATTCTGAATATTACTATTGGTCTGTGCAACACATCGTCATGGCGTTTAACAACTTTAAAATGGGCAAATATCCCGAAATTGAGTTGTTTCATTCATTTGACATTACCACTATTTTTAAAATTTTGCATAGATTTGAAAACGATTTAAAAAAGGCAAAGGAGCAAGTTGAGTCAGAGGCTATTCAAGAAAAATATAAGAAGTGGGAACAAAGCTATCTGGAAAACAAGCCATCGGACGAAATAATTGAGCAAGTCAAAGCCATCACAACCAAAATAATGGACAAAAAAGAATATAAGAAAGCACCAGAGCCGAAAGAATGGTCGAGAACACGTGAATTGCTTGCCGAGTTTGACGAACTATGGCGAAGTGAGCCAAGTAGTGGTGCGGTGCGAGTTATTAGCGTAGAGGGGCGCAAATTGACTCAGTCTGAATATTTAGTTTATAGAGTAAACAAAGAAAATGGCGAATCCTAAATATTACGAATTGATTTGTCAAATGGGGCATGTGATTAAACATATCAAAATTATGGCCACTCACGATGACTGGGAGCAATACGATAGGCGAATCAAACGAGAGTTATTTGGCAAAGGCAAAGAAACTCCATTTAAAATTTTAAATAGCAAAATAATTAACCAAAATTTAGGACTATGAGTATAATTTTTATAATTTTAGCATCAATGTGCAACGCTTTAATGGACACCTTGTCAACCAGATACGATGTTTCCATATTTAGAAACTTTAAAAATCAACAATTCTGGGATTGGCGAATCAGTTGGAAAAACAAATGGAAAAATGGAGACATTCGCAACGGCGAAAGTTTCTTTTTGTCAAGCACTATGCTATCGGCTTTGACAGATGGATGGCATTTGGCTAAAGGATTAATGCTTGGCTTTATATCTTTGGCCGTTGTTATGTACGTTCCAACGTACGGCATTTTGGATGCTTGCATTTTTTGCATTGTCTGGGGCATTACATTTGAGTTTAGTTACAACAAACTATTTAGAGCATGAGCGACATCAATCCAGACTATTACAAAAAAGGCGATAAGCAAGTATTTGAAATGATGCTTGACATCTGGGGCGTTGAGAAATACATTGCCTTTTGCGAAATGAACGCCTTTAAATACAGAATGAGACTTGGCGACAAACCAGACCAACCAGTCGAAAGGGATTTGGCCAAAGCTAAATGGTATGAGGTAATGGCTAAAAAACTAAGGGGTGAAAACCAAAAAGAGAATCCAACAATTAACAGACTCGGAGCATTTGATTTTTAAAAGTCCAGTTTTTTAACGATTTAACTGGACAAAGTGCATGAAACTTTACTAAAAGATTTAACAAGCACCAAAAAAACAATTAACAAATGGAGCAAGAAAACCAAATAATTGAAGCCATTATTCAACGAATTAAGGATGAAGAAAAAAAACATTCTAAATCAATAGAGGATTGGTATAGAATAGCAGCAAATAAAATTTATGCTACATTTGATATTAAAATAAAATCTTAAACAACAAACAAAATGAAAAAAGAATTTATACCATACCAAGAAGCGTTAGCTTTAAAAGAATTAGGATTTGATGAACCTTGTTTTGGTAGATATTGTATTGTTACCGAATGGGAAGAGCCAACTGGTGAAATACTAATACAAATGTTTGATTCTAATTTATTAGAAAAGAATCTTATTAAAGCCCCAATTTACCAACAAGTATTTAGATGGTTTAGAGAAGAATATAGATTAACAGGATTAATTGAAGTTGGTACTCAAGAGTTTTCTTATCTAATTATTAATGATAAATGGAATAGACTATGTGGAACTGAACCTTTAAAATTTAATGGTACTTATAAAGAAGCAGAGCTTGAGTGTATTAAAAAACTGATTGAGATTGTAAAACTTAAACAACAAACAAAATGA